TGTAAAGGAAAAAAAGTATTAGAAGGAAAGATAAAATATCATAAAAATTTTATAAGGAGATTAAAGATAATACAAAAATTAAAAAAAGAATGAAAAATAAAAAAGAAATTTTAAAAAAATATTTTAATAAAGAAAGGGAATACAAATGACTAAAAAAGAATTTATAGAAGATTTAAGAAAAACAAAAGAAGAACAAATTAAAAGATTTGAAGAAAATTTAAGTTCAGATAGATGGGTAATATATAATATAAGATACGGTGATAAATCAGATGCATGGAAAGAAATGATTATACTAGATAAAGAGTTTTATGAATTAGCAGATTATATTGAAAATCCAAGTGAATTATTTAAAAGTATAATGATAGAGAAAGGACAAGGACAATATATAATAAATTATTTAAGTGAGGAAGAAAAGGAACAGTTATTATTAAGTTCTGCAAAAGCGGCAGAATTTAAATTATTAGAAAATCCAAGTGATAAATTAATAAATATAGCATTAAGAAAAGATTATAAAAACTTTAAGTATATAGTTAATCCAACACAGGAACAAAAGTTGTATGGATTAAGTTTATCAGGAAAAGTTATTAGATATATAAAAGAACCAACAGAAAAAGAACAATTAGAAGCAATAGAAAATAGTGAAAAAGGTGAGACTATAAAATATATAGAGAATCCTACAAAGCAAGTTGTAGAAAGAGCTTTAGAAAGAGATATTGAAAATATATTATATATATCAGAATTATACTTTGAAGGATAGATAATAAATACAAAAGCAAAGGAAAAGGCTATATGGAAAAAAAGGTTGAATGGTTATTACAATATATAAAAGTTTTAAAGGGATCATTAAATAAAATAAGAGAAATGATAAGTAATAAGTTATTATTTGAAGAAAGTATTACATTTTCTAATAATGAAAAAGTAACAATATCAGAATATATAAAAAGATTAGAAGAAGAGATATTAGAAGGTGAAGAAATAGTAGAAGAATATATTAAATTATTAAAAGAAGATAAACCAATACAAGGGGATCTGATTTATTATATTTTAATTATGGATTTAAAGCCTTCACAAGCAGTAAAAAAAGTAGCATATAGGTATGATAAGACAGAGCAAACAATATGGAAAAACTATTATAAAAAAGTTAATGTATTTATAACTAAATACATTGAAAAGCACAGTAAAAGCAATGATAAAATATAATCGTGATAGAAATATCACGGTTATTTTCATATATAAAGCAAACTACGGGGGTCTTCTAAATTGTTCATTATCGACCCCCATATATATAACCTTGTGAGGTAATAGTAACCTATTTATTTAATAAAAAATACAAGTGCGAATCTTGTCAAGGTATGAAATAAAGGAGGGATATATGGAACAAAAAGAAGTAATAGAAGAATTAGAAAGTGAATTAGAAAATATTAATAAGGAACTAGAAGTTGCTACAGTTGAAGAAGAAAAAGAAAAACTACAAGCAAATAAAATAGAATTAGAAGAAAGAATAGAAATATTAAAAAACACAAAAACAGAAAAAAATGAAAGTAAGGGAAAAGTAACAGAAAATTCAAAAGAAAATAATAATAAAAAAGTAACTGATAATGATTCATTAACAGAAGATAAAAATAAAGAGTCAACAAACATTAAAGAAATAGATTATAAGAAATATGTAGTTAAAAAACCATATTTGGATAAAGAATTAGGAAGAGTAGTATCAGAAGGTGAAGAATTATTATTGATAGAAAACAGAGCTAAAGAAATAATTGAGATATTACCAGGATATATAGAATTAATAAAAGAATAGATACTTAATATGCAAAGAGAACATGAAGAAGTAAAAAATTTCTATCAATCTACAAGATGGAGAAAAATAAGAAAAACATATTTAGCAATGCAGAATAATCTTTGTGAAAGATGTGCCAAGAAAGGGTTAATTAATACAGCAAAATTAGTACATCACAAAGAGTATATAACTATAAATAATATACATGATGTAAATATAACAATGAATTTTAAAAATTTAGAAGCTTTATGTCAAGATTGCCATAATAAAGAACATTTTAAATTAAAAAGTAGATTTGATGAAAATGGTAATTTATTATTCTAAAGCTTGATGGAAAGGTGGAAGAATAATGGATAAAGAAATTGATAAATTAACATTAATTGTAGATAAAAGTAAAGCTAAGAAAGAAATACAAAAAGAAAAAGAAAGACTAAAAAAATATATTTTAAGTTTACCTGATGCTATTCAAAATATTAATGAAGGTTTATTAGAAATGGCCGCTTTTAATAAGGTAATATCTGAATATCTAGAAGAATATATATTAGAATACGGAGTAAAAGAACAATATATTAACGGTAAGGATCAAACAGGTTATAAGGATAGTATAGAATTTAAAAGTTATAATATTATAACTAAAAACTATTTAAGTATTATGAGGATTATGAACACGTTACTTAGTAATACTAAAGAGGAAGAAGAAGATCCTTTAGGAGCTTTTGATAATGAATATAAAGATTAATAATAATAATAATTATATTATCGAATATTGGGAATATCTAAGAGCTAATCCGAAACGATGTAATTCAAAGATTTATTCAGTAATGAATAAGTTAGTTAGAGACATTGAAGATCCATTTATTTTAGAAATTGAAAATAAAATAAAAAATGAAACAGAAAAGAAAGAATATATATTTGATTTAAATAAAGCAAATAGACCTATTGAATGGATTGAAAAGTTTTGTGTTCAGACTAAAGGAGCTAATGCAGGTAAACCAGTAAAACTTGAGCTTTTTCAAAAAGCTATTATTCAAGCTTTATTTGGATTTGTAGAGAAAAAAGACAAAACTAGATTATATACAAAGTTAGTATTATTTTTAGGAAGAAAAAATGGTAAGTCAACTTTAGCATCATTAATTTTATTATATGTAATGATAGGTGAAAAAGGATATAGAAAGAAATGTTTTTCAGTGGCAACTACCGCAGCACAAGCAAGAGAAAGTTGGGAAACAGCAAAAGTTATATCAGAGATATCACCAGTATTAAACAAAGTTATCAGAACAAACAATGATGGAATATTTTATGATAAGAAGAAATCAGAGTTTAAACCATTACCAAATGCATCAAATAGACTTGATGGTAAAGATTCAAGTGTAATACTTGCAGATGAAGTTCATGCTTGGCTTGATATGAATATGATGGATGTAATGTATGATAGTATGGCATCAGAAATAGAACCATTATTTATTGAAGTTTCTACAATGGGAACAATTAGAGAAAGTGTATTTGACCAGGAATATGAAAACTTAAGTAAGGTTATTAAAACATATGATAGACCAGGAAAAATTAAAAGTCCAAGAACATTAATGTTTATATATGAATTAGATGATTACAAGGATATAGAGGATCAAGAATGTTGGCTAAAAGCAAATCCAGGATTAGGAACAATAAAAAAATATGATTTCTTATATAACAAAATAGAAGAAGCAAAGAATGATCCTAATAAACTACCTAATATTTATTGTAAAGATTTTAATATGCGAATGACTTCTAATAAGTCTTGGTTAAGTTTTGAAATGACCTACAATACAGAAAAGATAGATTTAGAAAAATTAAAATATAGCTATGCAATAGGAGGAGTTGACTTATCAAGTACAACCGACTTAACATGTGCAACACTATTAATATATAAGGAAGGTAAAAAATATGTATTACAACAGTACTTTTTACCAGAGATTGGTATAGAAAGAAGAATAAAAGAAGATGAGATACCATATGATAAATGGGTAGAAAGAGGATGGCTTACTTTAAGCGAGAATAATGCAAGTGTAAGATATAGTGATGTAACAGAGTGGTTTATAAAAATGAGACAAGAACTAAAACTAGGAATGTTATATATTGGATTTGATCCATGGGGAGCAACTTACTGGAAAGAGGAAATGGAAAAAAACGGATTTACTCTTGAAAAAGTAATACAAGGAGCGAAAACAATGAGTGGACCAATGAAAATATTAGAAGCAGATTTTAAAACGAAATCTGTAATATATGATAATAATCAAATTCTAAGATGGTGTTTAACAAATACAGAAATACAAGTTGATGTGAATGAGAATATTAGACCAATAAAAGGTAGAAATCGAAGAAAAAGAATAGATGGTACAGTTAGTCTAATTAATGCATATGTTGTATTAATGAATCATTTAGAAGATTATAAGAATTTAATGAAAATAGAATAAGGAAAATATATGATATGGGATTTTTTAAGAATGTTTTAGAAAAGATATTATTAAATAAAAATAAGTCTAATAACAACAATAATTTAGAAAGAATAAGTGAAATAGGATATAAGTCATTATTTACAATAAGTGGTAATGGAATATATGACAATGTAGTAGCAAGAAAAGCAGTAGATACTATTGCAACACATGTATCTAAATTAGATATAAAACATTTAAAACGGAAGTGATCAAATTGATGGAGATGTTAATTATATATTGAATAATAGACCAAATGAATATATGAATCGAGTAGATTTTATATATAAAATAGTATCAAATTTATTGGTTGAGAATTTATCAATGATATATATAGAAAAAGAAGAAGGGAAAATTAAAGCATTTCATCCAGTAGATGGAAAAAATTATCAAGTATTACAAGATAATAAAGGAGATCTATATATAAGTTTTCAGCTTTCAAATTCTTCTAATGAATATTTATTACCATATCAAGAATTAATAATACTTAGAAAATTTTATTATGGAAAGGGATTACTTGGAAACAGTAATAAAGTACTTAATGATATTCTAGAAACTCAAGAAATAACTAATCAAGGAATAAAAAATGGAATACAATTATCAAACAGTATAAAAGGTATATTGAAATTAAATGGTATGTTTAATGATGCAGATAAAGAAGAATATAAAAAGAACTTTTTAAATTCAATAATGGATATGACAACAAATAAAAGTAAAGGTGGAATAGCTGTAACAGATGCAAGGGGAGAATTTAAAGAAACAGAATTAAAACCAATTATTCTAGATAAAGATCAGATGGAAAAAGTAGAAGGTGATATATATAAATATTTTGGAATAAATTCAAAAATAATAGAATCAAATTTTAACGAAGAACAATGGACATCATTTTATAGATCAGTAATAGAACCACTTAGCATAATGTTATCAAATGAATTTACTAATAAAATATTTAGAAAAGAATCTATATTGAAGGGAAATAGAATAGTATTTACTTCAAATCTTATACATTATTCTAGTATTGAAAATAAGATAAAACTAATAAAAGAAACAGCAAGTCTTGGGATCTTCACAAAAGATGAAATAAGAGAACTTATAAATTATGATCCATTAGAAGATGAAAAAGAAGGTTCAAGAATATTACAAACATTAAACAATATAGATGCTAAAATAGCAAATGATTATCAACTTGGAAAAAAAGGAGTAAAAGAAAATGGAGAGCAAGGAACAACAAAAGAAGAATAATACTAATATAAAAGAATATAGAACAACTATTACAGATATTATTGTAAGAAATTTAAATGAAAATAATGATGAAGATAATAATAAAAATGAAATGGTTATAGAAGGATATGCAGTAGTATTTGACAAAGTTCAAAAAAGAGGATGGCTTATAGAGGTTATAGAAAAGGGAGCTTTTAATAATGCAGATATGTCAGATGTATGTTTGAGATATAACCATAGTAATGAATATCCAATATTAGCAAGAACCAGAAATAAAAGCTTGATTTTAGAAGTTGATGATAAAGGTTTGAAAGTAATAGCAACATTAATAGAAACAACAGATAATAGGAATATTTATGAAAGAGTAAAAGCAGGATTATTAGATAAAATGAGTTTTGCATTTACAGTAAGAAAGAGAGAATGGGAAATTTTAAATGAAGATACAGAAAATGAAGAAAGTATTCAACATATTATTGAAATAGATAAGCTTTTTGATGTATCAATAGTTGATGAACCATTTTATGAAGATACAGAAGTATCAGCAAGAGGGTTAGAAGGTGCAAAGCAATTTAAAGAAAAAAGAGATGAAGAAAAATTAATGATAGAAAAAGAAAAATTAAGATTAAAACTATTATTAGTTTAAAATAGTACTTGCTCTTTGGTGGGAGAACTATTGGGCAAGAATAAATAATATATGTGGGATACTATATTATTTATTGGAAAATTAAAAAACTTTAAGGTGGATACTAAAAAGTTTTAATATGAAATGTATACAAAAATAAAATAGATAAAAATAAAAAGGAGGCAATAAAATGCATAAAGATTTAATAAGAAAAGAATTAAAAAAATTACAAGAAGAAAAAAAAGAATTAAGAAAAAATATAGAAAATATACAAAATAAGGAGGAAGCAGAAAAAATGGGTGAAGACATTAGAAATATAAGTGAAAAAGAAATGCAACTAAGAAATAAGTTAGATGAAATAGTAAGTAATGATGAAGGGGATGCAATAATACCAGAAACAAAACTTACAGATGAACAAATTAGAAGTTTAAAACCAGTTTATATACATGAAGAAGAAAAACAAGTAAGATCAAAAGAAGATTGGCTTGAATCAGAAGACTATAAAAATGCATTTGCTAAAGTATTAATGAGAAAAAAACATACATTAACTAATGTAGAAAAGAGAGCTTTAGAAAGTGTTACTACAACTAATACTAACTTTGTAGAAGCAACATCTACAGTTGTAGGAGAAAATAATGCGGGACTTTTCATACCAAAATCAATAAATACTGAAATATTAGAAAGAGTATCATTAGAATCAGCAATATTTAATGATATAAATAAATATAATATTCCTGGAGAAGTTAATTTTCCATATAAAGACTATTCTAAAGGAGTATCTGAAAAGAAAGAAACTGAAAACAATGATACTTATGTAATTAAGTTTAAAAATTTAAATATAGGACAAGCTGAAATTTCAACAACAGCTTTAGTTTCATGGAAAACTGAAAAAATGACAGTTAAAAGTTTCTTAGCATATTTTGTTGATGAAATTGTAAAAGATATGAAACTTAAATTAATAAATGGTGTAATATATGGTAAAGGGACAGATACAGAATTAACTGGAATAACTAATGGAGAAGGAACATATAAGATAGACAATGAATCAGATGTATATAATGCAATAAATAAAGCATTAAATAAATTATCTAAAGAAGATAGAGCGGCAGCTAAAATATATATATCAGAAGGAATAGCTAGAAATATGTTATCAGCTAAAGATTCAAATGGAAGACCATTCTATAGTATGATAAATGGAGAAACAATCAAGAGCATATTAAATAAAAAGGCAGAGATTGATAATTATTTAGAAGAAACAGATATACTAATAGGAAATCCTGAAGAATATAAATTTAATCAATTAGCGGATTCAGAATTAATTATAGAAACTAAAGGACGTGAAAGAAGAAATGAATATACAGCATATAGTTTAGTAGGAGGAAAACCTGTACCTAAGAAATGGGTATACATTAAAATGCCAAGTGCATAATATAAAATAGAAAGGATATAGCATTATGAATGAAGAAACATTAAAACTTGTCAAACAAGCATTAAGTATAGCTGAATCATCAAATTTGAAAGATGAAGAAATAAAAATGTTAATTGAAGCAGGGATTGAAGATTTAAACAGATTAAAGATAAAAAAAGATCTAAATAGTAAGCTTTATTGTAATGCTATTATCTTATATGTAAAAGCAAATTTTGGGAATGTAGAAATCAAAGAAAAAGAAAGAAGTGAAAAAGCATATGATAAGATATGTGCCAAATTATCACTTTCAAAAGAAAGGATAGAAGGTAATTAATTATGTATGCAGTAGAATGTAAACTTATAAGAAAAGAGTACGAAACGGATAATATAGGAGTACAGAAAGAAAAAGAAACGGAAGTTATAATACCTATATCAAGAACAAGAGATATTAAAATGCAGGAATTTTATGAAGCAAATCTTCAAGGATTAAAACCGACAATAAAGTTAATTACAAGTGCTCTTAATTATAATAATGAAGATGAACTTGAGTATATGAATGAAAGATATACAATAATTAGGACAGATTCATATAATATAGATGAAATACAATTAACTTGTCAAAGGAAACTTAAAGATGGAAATAGAGGTTAAAGATTTTGAAAATGCTTTTATGAAAATTATGGAAGATATAGGGATAGAAGCAACAGAAATAGTAGCAGAAGAGACAGAAAAACTTATAGAGGTAGGATATGTAAATGTAAAGAGATATTCACCTATAAGAAAATCTAAAAGACCTAAAAAAGATAGATTAATGGCATATTCAAAGTCTTGGAAAAAACAAAAATTAAAGATAAGTGATAAGGTTATTTTAGGTAGAGCATATCTGGGAACTAAAAAATATAAAATATCTCATCTTTTGGAATTTGGACATGTTGATAGGAGTGGAAGAGGCAGAGTTAAAGCTATACCACATATAAGAAAAGTAGAGCTTGCACTAAGAGAAACACTAAGAAAAAATATTGAAAAAAGGTTAAATGGTAAATAATATGAATATTATTAAAGTTGAAGATATCGTAAAAAGATTGAAAGAACATAAATTTGAATTTGCTTTTGGGACTTACAAAGATAAGCTTGATAAGGATGTATATGTAGTTATTGAAATTGAAAATACAGATAATATATCTGCAGATAATAAAATATATATGTCAATAAGAGATATTAATTTATATTTGATTCAAAAATATAAAGAAACAAAAATAGAAACAAAAATAGAAGAAAACATACTTAAAGATATAATGTGGGAATCTAAAGAATTTGAAAATGATGAAGAAGAAATTTATATAGTTAAGTATAGTTTTGCAATAACTGAATTAAAAGGGGGATAAAATGGATAAAAATAAAATATGGTTTGGTATAAAAAATATGCATTTAGCAAAAATAACTAAAGATGATTCAACAGGAATTGAGTATGGAACAATACTTCCATTACTAGGAGCACAAAAAATAAGTTCTGATCCTAAAGAAGAAGGTTTAGAAATACCTGCAGATAATACAATATATTATGCTGAAAGTACAACAACAAAAGAAGAGGGAGAATTAGAAGTAGTTACATTAGATGATGATATACTTACAACAATATTTGGAGCAAAGAAAGATGAAAATGGTGCAATTATAGAAGGATCAGGAGATAAAACAGCATTAGTTGCACTTTTAGGACAGATAGAAGGTGATAAGTATGCTAGAAGATTTATAATGTATAAAGTTAAGTTAATAAAACCATCTTTTGAAACAGAAACAACTGGTACTGGAGGGAAAAAAGTTAATTCAAGAAAAATTAAATATACAGCATATCCAGTTGAAAAGGATAATGTTATAAAGGCAACATTACCATATTCTGATGAAAAAAAAGAAGTATATAACAAGTTCTTTACTGAGATATATAAACCTAAATTTCCAGAAGCATAAGGAATAATGGAGTGAATTATGAAAGAAATTATAAAGATAAAAGAAAAAGAATACACATTAAATAGTAATGCTTATAATATTATAGAATATAAAAATCATTTTAAAAGAAGTATGGCTAATGATGTTACAAAATTAATTAATGTAACTAATCAATTGGTTGGGAATATTTCAGTGTTATTAGAAGCTATTAATGAAGGGAAAGAAGTTAATGTAAATCATAATCTTAAAAAATGGGAAATGTTTATAGAAAAGTTAATTCCTATAACATGGATACTTATTGATGAAAATGAAAGACCATCATTAAAAGAATTTACAAAGTATATAGATGATGTAAAGATAGGAGATGAGTGGTTAATATCTGTAATTAAGATATTAACCTTATCCATTCTATTCCCAAGAATTGATGGATTATAATAACGAAGAAAATAAAGAATATAATGAGAACGATAATGAACAAGAAGATTTTTTCACCGAACATAAAATATTACGGCTTAGCTTATAAAATGAATATAGATACAGAAGGTTTGAAGATGCTTACATATGTAGATATAATAAAAATTATAATTTCTATGATAGATAATCAAGAAGAAAGTAAAGAAAGGCAAGCTACTCAAGAAGATATTAATAGAATATGGTGAGAAATAAGTATATAGAAGATAGAAATAAAATTTTTATCTTCTATTTTTTTATTTAAAGAAAGGAATAATCTATTATGGGAAAAGGAATGGATATAAAGCTTAAAGCAGATATATCTGAATTAGAAAAATCTTTAAAGAAATTAAATACAGCTGCAAGATTAAGTACAAAAGAGCTTAAAGAGATAGAAAAGGCAGCAAATTTGACAAATGGTAAAGGCTATGAGTTTAAAGCACAAAAAATAGAAGTTTTAAAACAAAAGTTAGAATCTGCTAAATTAAAGTTAAAAGAGCTTAAAGAACTTGAAGAAAAGTGGGCAGCAGCACGGTAAAGTAGATGAAAAAAGTAAAGAATATAGGAAGATACAAAGAGAAACAGAGCTTACTAAAGAAGAAATAGAAAAGCTTGAAAAACAAATAAAAAAAACAAATAAAGAACCTATAATAAATCAAAATGTTATTTCTAATTTAGAAAAAGCGAAAAATAAAATTAAAAGTGTTGAAGAAGTATTAGGTAAGGCAGCAGAAAAAACTAAAATGTTTTCTTTACTTGCAGCCGGAGCAATGACATATGCAGTGACAAAATCAAATGAATTTGAAGATGCTATGGTAGGTGTTCAAAAAACAACAGATATAACAAATGCAGAAATGGTAGAATTTAGTAATACTATACTTGATATGAGTAAACAAATGCCATCAACAGCAACAGAAATAGCAAAAACTTTTGAAATGGGTGGACAGCTTGGAATAAGGAAAGAAGAGTTAAAAGAATTTAGTAGAACTATAATAGATCTTACTAATTCAACTAATCTTTTAAGTGAAGAAGGTTCAGCTGATTTAGCAAAATTTAATAATATAGTTAAATTTACAACTACTGATGGAGCAGAAGGATATAGAAGATGGGGTTCTGCAGTTACAGCATTAGGTAATAATAGTGCGACAACAGAAAAAGATATTGTATCAATGGCAATGCGACTTGCAAGTGCGGGTAAAAGTGCAGGAATGACATCGGCACAAATTTTATCGATGGCCGCTACATTATCTTCAGTAGGGTTAGAGGCAGAAGCTGGAGGTTCTGCTATGTCTAAGCTTATTGTAAAAATTCAACAAGCGGTAGAAACTGGAGAAAATTATCTGGATGATTTTGCTAAAATTGCAGGAATGAAAAGTGAAAAATTTCAAAAAGCATTTAAAGAAGATGCAGTTAGTGCAATAGATGCATTTATAAAAGGGCTAAAGAGACAACAAGATGCAGGTATAAGTGTATCTGAAACATTAGAAGGAATGAAAATAAAAGAAATAAGATTAACTGATACAATAAGGCGTTTGATGAATTCAGGTGATTTATTAAATAAAACGGTTGAAATAGGTAATAAAGCTTGGAAAGAAAACACAGCATTAAGTAATGAAGCAAATAAAAAATATGAAACAACATCAAGTAAAATGAAGATGATGAAAAATAGAATTGATGAAAATGCAATAGCAATGGGAAATAATTTAAGACCTAAATTATTACAACTTACAGAAGCTGGAAAAGGTATTACAGAATGGTATATGAAATTTGATAAAGCAACTAATGGTGTAACTACTAATATAGTATTATTTACAGCAGTATTAACACCAACTATATTGGGAGTTAAAAATGTTGCATCGGCAGTAAAAATAATGATAGATGTATGGAAAAATTTGAATTTAGCTATGATGTCTAATCCCTGGACAATAGCATTAACAGCAACATTAGTAACAGCAGGTACTGCAATAGCATTGTTTACAAATTCTGCAGATTTAGCAGGAAAAAGAACAAATGATTCTTTTAAACAAATGGGTAAAAGTATGGCAGAATATTACAATGAAGCATTTAATGGAGTTAGTAAATATAGTGAAGTTATAGATGTTAATGTAAGAAAAGATGGAGAATATATAAAATCACAAAATGAGATACAGAAAGCACACACAGAAGCTACTAATATAATAAGGAAAGCTCAAGAAGAAAGAAGATCTCTAACACAACAAGAACATAAAATTTTATCAGAACATTTAAAGACAATAAGAGAAAATAAAGAAAAAGAATTAAAACTTCTTCAAGATCAAACTAATATATATTATGAAATATCAAAAAAAGAAATACAGAATTTTAATGGTTCTAAACAAGAATTAAATAAGCTATTTGCAGAAAGATATAACACAATTAAAGAAGGAAATGAAAAAGAAGAAAAAGCTTTAAGAGAAGCAAAAGAAATAGAACTTGGAATTGTTGTTGATAAATATAGATTTAAAGGTAAATTAAACACAGAAGAATATAACAAAGAATATACTGAAAGACAACAACATTATGATAAATTAATAGAAAATTTAAAAACTAATAATAATAAAGAAATGGAAGAAATTAATAGAATTAAATTAGATAAGATAAATGCTTCTACAGATTTAAATAAAATATTAGATGGATTAAGATCACAAGAAAATGAAAATGCAAATAAGTGGATGAATATTGGAAAGGAAGAATTTAATTTAAATAATGATATTATAAAAGGACTTGGTGTTGCAAGGTGGAAAGAACATCAAGATAGAAATACTCAAATAGATATAATAAATGCAAAGCATATAGAAAATTTAAGTGAGACTGGTAAGAAAGAAGTTGCAGCATATTTAGTTCAGGCAGCAAATGTTGAATTTTATGGTGGACAATTAGAAAGTAAGCAAAAAGAAAATGTAGATAAAATATTAAGGGCACTTGAAAAATTACCACCACATACAAGAGAAGTAATGAAAAATGCAATGAAGCCTATGGTTGAAGAAATGCAAAAAAAAGAACCTACATTATTTGAAAAAGCATCAGGCATAGCTACTGGTATTTTATCAAGGTTAAAAAAAGCATTTGATATTCATTCTCCTTCAAGAGAAACAAGAAAAATATTTCAATTTGTAGGTGAAGGTGGAGTACTAGGATTAGAAGATACTGAAAAACAAATATATAAAAAAATAGATGAGATTACATCAAATTCATTAAATAGATTCAAAAATTTAGGTAAAGTGCCAATTGATATAGGATTAATTCCTAATTTAGGAAGTATTCCAAAATTACCAAGTAATATAGGTAATTATTTACCATTAAGTAATAATAGCAAATCTATTGTAAATGCTCCTAATATAACAATAAATGTTCAAGAATTAGATGAATATAATATGAAAAAAGCACTAGATTATATTGATAGAAGATTTGGAGGTAAAGTATATGGTTAGACAATTTATGATGCAAAATGATTATGGTGAAATGTTTGATCTTATGGATGTAGAAAAAGGTTGTATATTCGCAGAACCTCAAGGATTAGGAATTAGTTATAATATAGACTTTTACAAAATAGGTACGGTATATATAAAGAATAATAAAGAATTGGTACAAAGTTCAATAAGTGGAAAACTTTATTTTAAGAATTATAAAAAATACCAGGACTTAAGAGAATATATAAAACGATCTAATAATATAAGATTAGTTTATAAAATACCTATTGAAGATACATATGATGAATATTATAAAGAAATTATAATACAAGAAATTACAAAAACAGAGCTTTCAACAAATAAATTTTTGATCAGTGATATAAGTATGAAAGGTTTAAGTAATTGGAGAAAAGAAGAAAAGATAATTCAACTTAATAAATTAATAAATGGTCGTAGAATAAAATGGAATTTTAGGTGGAATTCTAAATTTGGAGCAGAAAGAAATAAATATCTATATAATAATACATCAAATTTAGATGCAAGTTTTGTAATAGAATTAGCAGGTGAATTGATTAATCCTATAATTGAGATAAGAGATGATCAAGATAATATAATAAATAAAGTAAAATATGTAGGATCTGTAGCGGCAAATGAAAGATTAATATATTCAACAGTAGATGATGATTTATGTTTTAAGAAAATAAATGATGAAGGAGAAGTAAATCTTTTTCAAACATTAGATCTAAATGGACTAAATTTTAATAAGTTAAAAAAGGGAATAAATAAAATAAAAGTTACAGCAAATAACGAAATTAAAGAAATTATTATAAAAGTTTATCCAGAGGAAGAAACAGTATAAAATTAATAGAAATCAAGAAAAAACGACCGCTGAGAATCGATTTTAAGCGATTAAAAAAGTGATAGTAATATACTTTTATATCTAAAAAAATGAAAAGAGAAAGGAAAAAAAGAAAAAATGATAGTAGGACATACATTTGAACTTCAAACATTCGAAGTTGAAGCATTTTCATCATTTGTTAATACATTTTTAAATGGAGCATCAGGAATAATAAGAGGATGTGATATTACTGTAAATGGAAAAAATATATTTATAAATGAAGGACTAATGATAATTTGCGGAAGAATAATTGAAATAAAAGGGCAAGAGAAGAAAGAAATAAATACAAAAGGAAATTATGTTTTAGTAGCAGAAATTAATTTGAATTTACAAAATACGGAAGAAAAATTAAATCAAGTTACTATTAAAACGTTATATGGAAACAATGAATATAAAACACCTTTAAAAGAAGATATAAATAATAAAGGAAAAATATATCAATTTGAATTAGTTAGATTTAGATTTGATGATATACAAAATAAAATTCTTGATATTAATATAGCTAACTCAAGAATAGACTATAAAAGTATGCTTAAAAAAATAGAAGAAGAAATAAAGAATATAAAAAATGGATCAGAAATAGTTTTAAAAACAACATTTAATGAAACATTAAAAAATTATATTAAAAAAGATGAAATAAGCATAAAAAATGGAACTACAGAACCAACAGTAGATCAATTAAAAGAAAATGAAATATATATTAGATACTTTGAATAAGAAAGGAGTTTGTAATGGCAACAATTAATGAAGATTATTTTGTAAGAGATTATGCTTTAACAGATCAAGTAAGAGTAAGTATATATTATGATGCAGTAAGAGGATACTTAAACGGTGGAGAGCCAGTAGAGAATTTGGAAAGTACAGAAGTATGTATTAGATTTTTTATAATAGTATATTTAAAAAGTAGTAGTTCAACTTTTAGATATCCTATATATTTAAACGGTATTGAAGCACAGAATCTATTACTATATGGTAATGATACACTTAAAGGAAATGAAGCAAAGTTTAATATAAGAAAACAATATGGTTGGGTTGCACTTCATCAACCTTCAAGTGTTATGGGAGGAGTTAGAGTAATTGTTAAAACTTCATATAGAGATTTAACTCTTAATACTGGATTGATAGATTTAAGAGTACCTCAAAGAGTGATCCCAAGCCCACCAGAAAATCCACCATCTGTAAGAATAGATAGAATAGAAGCTAATGAATTGAATGAACTTTTGATATATTGGTCTCATATAGGTGGAAGTGCCATAAAAGAATTAAATTATTCATTATGGGGACAATGGCATAAAGTATGGTCATTAGATAATCCATTTATATTAAGTGCATTTATTTATCCTAATACATTATATGATGTAAGAATTAGAGGGGTAGACTGGAATGATAGAGGAGGGAATCAGAGTAATATATATCAAATAAGATCAAAAGATACACCTAAAATTTCAGAATTAAGTGATTTAGTATTATCTATAAAAGATCCTATAAAAATAAAAGTAGAGAATCTTAATACTAAAGCTAAAACTATATTAGAAATCGATAATACTATAAGAAGAGAAATTACTCAAAGAGAAACAAATATTGTATTAAAGAATGATGAAATTGCAAAATTATATAGGAAATATAAAGAAAACGTAGTAATTAGTATAAAAACTCCAGGACAAGAATTTAGAGATAATAGATATATAAACGTAGAGTACAAAGAATCGAAAGAGAGACAAGTCCTTTCTAAAGGAAATCATCAAACAGTAAGTATAAAAAAGGATAATAAAATAAAGAAGGGAATAGTTTATATAAAGAAAGAGGGAAAGTTAAGAACAGGTATTATATATATAAGGAAAGGAAATAAGGTAAGAAGGGGGATTATTTAATGGAAATATATGTATTAGATTATATGACATTAGAAGTTAAGGATATATTTAAACCTTTAAAAAATAATGATGGATCAGAACAATATGAAATTAATTTAGATGAAGAAACTAATGCAACATCTGAAATAATGTTAGAATATAAAGAAAGTATAAAGAAAAAGAATTTTCTTGTAATAAATGGATTATATAAACAATTCTTATTTATTATATCAGGGGTAGAAAGAGATATAAAAGGTAAAACAGTAAAAGTAATATTAAAAGATATTTCTAATATGTTTGATGATAAAATAATAGAAGATCCTATTGGTGATCTTAGTATAGAGAATTATATTAAAAGAAATATAGAAAGAAATTATATGAATACTGAGGATACATTAAATAATTTATCATATTTACAAATAGAAACGAAAACACAAACAAAGGTAATAGTTAATACAGATGCAGAAGATGGATTATTTAATCTACATACATATATTACAAATTGTAGACAATATAAAAATATTAGAACAGATTTTGCATTTAAAAATGATAAATTATACATATATATTGAAAAAAAGACAAATAAGTTACAAAAAATAGATA